GAAGAGCATTACCCACCTTCCGTTGGAGAGGTTGACCTGCAAACAATTCATCGAACAGTGTCCCAACAACAAGAAGATGCTCTATGCGCGCGCTGCGCAACGCTACCGTGAGAGGGGGTGGATCGTACGCGATGCTCGGATCAAGGCCTTCGTGAAGTTCGAGAAGACGAATTTCACCAAGAAGAAGGATCCGGCGCCACGCGTGATCCAGCCAAGAACCCCCGTGTACAACCTGGCCTTAGGGCTGTACACCAGGCGTGTCGAGAGTTGTATATACAAGGCTCTCGCACTCGAGTGGGGAGGTGATGACGAGGGAGTAGTGATGAAGGGGCGAACCGTGGTAGAGGTAGCAGCGGTTCTAAGGGCTAAGTGGGAACGTGTGAAAAGACCAGTGGCAATTGGTATTGATGCCAGCAGGTTCGATCAGCACGTCTCGCGTGACGCCCTTAAATGGGAGCACAGCGTGTATAAGCGGCTGTTTGGTTATGATGGAGAATTGATAGCACTCCTGAACCAGCAGCTTAAGAACAAAGGCCGGTCAGACATAGATGGCTACCGAGTGGAATACGAGGTTCATGGTACCCGCGCAAGCGGGGATATGAACACATCGCTCGGCAATTGTCTGATCATGTGCACGCTCGTGAGGGAGTACATCCGGGAGCTGGGCATTAAGGCAGAGTTCGTCAACAATGGAGACGACTGTGTCTTGTTCGTGAGTGAGGGAGATGTTCCCAAACTTGACGGGCTAAATGCCTGGTTTTTGAAGTATGGATTTGAGATGGAAAGGGAGGAGCCAGTCCGTGTGTTTGAAAAGGTTGTGTTTTGCCAAATGCAGCCCGTGTATTCCGGGTCCGAGTGGGTTATGGTTCGCCAGCCATCAAGTGCGTTCGCCAAAGATGCGATTGCACTAGGCGAGTCGACCCGCGCGGACTATAGGAGGTGGGCATATCAGGTTGGAGTGGGCGGTCACGCTTTGTATGGTGACATGCCCATATACTCCGCATACTATGAGGCCTACCGTCGGAACGGACAGGATTCCAATCTTGGAAACAAATATTGTGTCTCAGATTCAGGCTTCTTGCGGTTGTCGAAGATCCCCAGAATCAGATCAGGCGACAGAGTTGAAGTGACGCAGGCGTGCCGCGTGAGCTTTTACTCGGCCTTTGGCTACCCCCCCTCAATGCAGATTGCTATGGAAAAGGAACTAGCCACTTTCGTGGTAGGCGATTGTAGTACCAGCACCGTCAACCCGGCAGTGGCCATGGGCCTCACCACAATCTGACCACTCGGGGTTTTTAATAATTGTAAATAGTGTATATAGATACCGAACATCGAGTTAGTCGCATGGCTAATGGAAAGAAGAACAAACAGAACAATGCAGGACAACGGAATGGCAGCAATTCCAGCCAAAGTGCCGTGTGCACCCGCCCTAATGGGCGTTCGTCGCGCCGCACGCGGCCTGGAAATGGCGGCAGACGCAATCCAAGCGCTCTTGAGATTTCTCGTGGAGTGTTCAATGCATTTCACCCGGCGCACATGCCCCTCACCGTCCCAACGGCACCCCACATGATGGTCACTACCAAGACATCATTTGAGCTTTCCGATTACATGATGCTCTTAGGGCCCATGATAGCCCGTAATCAGCCTCTGGGGTCCGCGAAGTCGAATGAATGGACCAATTACATCGGTCTTTCCCTGGGAGACAGCGACGTGGAGGTTCAGGAGTTGACATCCACTCCACTCCTTGGCGCCAGTGTGAAGACTTTCACAGTGCCCCTACCCACGACAGATCGTGATGACTTCGAGTGTGTCCCAGCAGCAGTGTCCTTCCAGGTCACGGCCGTTGATTCACTCACGGATGCATCTGGCGTGGTGTACCTAGGGCGCGGCAAGTCAATCATGGGTTCACCGACTGCCGATGGCACGACCATCGGTGATCTCCAGAGGAGCCTCATCAGCTTCACACCTCACAAGGTAATGTCCACGGCTGCATTGTCAATGCGGTCGCAGCAGGTCAACCTGCTGCCCGGCAACCAGGTGGACATGGCTGATTTTGAGTCCCTTGAGGAGCAGCAGTCACTTGGCAACCACACGTGG